ATTATTTCTGATTAGCCCTCTGCGGTCATAATCTTGATAACTTCGTCTGGAAGCGGAAGTCTCGGTTCTACACCATCATCTCCATCAGGAGTGGACGGATCTTTACCGTACAGAATCTCCTCCAGAGCCGCCAGTTTCTTCGCATCGATCTTGGTAGAATCGAACTTCAAAGTAGCAGTTGGCTTTAATTTCTTACCATCGATCAGGGTATTGATCTCGACAGGAGTAGTAGATACCTCCCATGATAATGTTCCAGGATCTACACTTTCATTAACAGATGAATGATCCTTATCGGACGGGGACGCAAGACATCTGTATACAAGATATAAATTATATCCGTAATCTGTGCCCTCAGTGTCATTACCGATAAGAGACTTATATGCGAAGCCAAATTCTTTTCGATTCTGCTGACCCGCATATACGCCAGGCGCAATTTCCTTTGAACCATCGCACTCTGCAAATTCATCCGGCGCCATATAAGCTTCAATCGTTGCAGCATATTCCTCAGCAGACATTAAGTTGAGATACTTAATGTTATCAGCATAGATAGGATTTGGTTCTGCTCCGGAAGGACTTTCCTGAACATTGGTCAGCCCATTCCAAGCTACTCCGCTCTTGTAACCACCAGAGCCGTCGCCAGGATAAAGGACACCGTTGCTAACACCAGTCTCAAACTTTCGCTCGCCAATCTGGTCCCATCTGATTTTCTTTTTTGTTGTACTCATTTGGTTGTTCCTCCTTAAAAGAATATTTCAAAGACATCGTGATTTAAGTTGTCTTTCGTGTAATGCCGATTGAATCGGCTTGTCGGCATAGATGCCACCTTGCCAACGAGAGAACTATCCGGATCACTGTCAATGACTGTTACCGAATACTTTCTCGCAGACAAATAAACCCCGTTATTCGCAAACGTATTCTCGATATCGTTGAGAGCGTAAACGATGGCGGGGTATTTCATTTTTACCGATGACGGTGGTTGAAAATAAGCACGACACTCTAATCCTTTGTCCGGACACGAGAGAATGGTACATAAAATATTATGCAGTTTCAGTCGTCTGCTCATTATAAACACCTCCAACAGTCAATATTAAACGGGGATACTGAACTTCAACATTTGAAATTTTCCATTTAGCCATATACTCGATAAATCTCATCGAATGAAAATTCGCATAAGCAAACGGATCGGCTACTATGCTAAACTCATTCGACACGTTGAGATTGTCGTTGAGATTGTCTGAACTCTGATACTGTCGAGTATTCCGAATAACATCTCCGTAGTAATCACGAACTGTAATCGTCTCCCCCCAGACACCAGGTCGAATCTCTTCTGTTACGGCATAACCGATTGCCCCGTAGAATTTACTCATTTTGAATTTTCTCCTCTAAGACTTAGGCTGTATGATCCTCGGAAGCCGTAACGATCTCCTCGATAACGATAGCAGATTTAATTCTGGTAAGCTGACCAGACTTACGAGTCTCCAGTAAGGACTGAAGCTGGTTAAACTTAATATCGAAATCAGTGAAATGAGTTACATCACCGCCTTTGGATGCGCCATATCCATAATCGGCCATATTTACACAAATGGCGTGAAGCTTATGCTTTTTACCAGTAGAGTCGGTACGAATCTTGTCCTCAAACTGAGTAACTTCATAGATCTTATCAACACCAAGTGCTGCCGCAAGCTCGGTGTCAGTCTCATAGATACGACGACCGTTACGATCTCTTGCAAGAATCATGGTATTATGCATATCTGTTGTGATAAACAGATCAGGTTTACCAGTACCACGGAAATTCTTACGAGCCTTACGCAATGCTGTGATCATGGCCTCTGCATAAATGAAGCTCTCTCCGAAATAATCTCCAGTGTTGTTGCCCTGAAGTTCTTTAGCCATTGCATCGAAATCGATATCCTTATGAATGGTGTACAGTTCATCATCGGTCCAGACAGGACGAATGTGCTCAGGGAAAATCTTCTCCGGATCGCTGTTCTCCCGGCTATCGCCGATCATAGTCGCAACGGCCAAAGTTTCCTTCAGAGAAATCTGATCAATTCCGTACTGGAACTGTACATAATCAAAGTCCTCGATATCTACCACATCATCACGGTGAAGCTCGGAAGTAACGTACACGGTCTGCGGATCGGTAGTACGTCTTACCAGTTCATAGTTTCCGGTAATCTTCTTCTCGTTACCCTTCTTATATCCCTTTGCAGACAGGGAATCGATGTTCCGAATATCTACATGGGAAGTACGAACGCGACCATTCGGAATCTTCTGCGTCTTCGCCATAATAGCGTCAACCCATCCCATATCGTTTGTGATAAGTTCAGGTGTACGCCCCGGATGTGCTTCAACATATTCAGGAAACAGCGTTGTAACGTCGCCTGTACCAGACTGTACAAAGCCGCTGATTCCGTCATGCTGTAAGCTATGTTCATCCATGTAGATTTCCATAGCAGCTTTTAATGATCCGACTCCGCTGGACTTAGCTAAGTCCAAAATTTCTTTCTGCGCTGCGTGAGACAGAAAATTCTTATCATCGCGTCTGTCGTTGTCAAAAACATTGTGTTTCATATTGTCATCTCCTCCTTTAGATTCATCATCTTCTTTTTTAGAAACCTCTTTGCCTGCGAACTCAGTCATCATTGCGAAAACGGCGGTCTGCTGTTTTTCGGTCATGGATTTAAAGATGTCTTCAATAGTTTCAACCTTCTCATCTTTTTTCTCTTCATTACCAAATTCATCATTGGAGCCGCCCTTTTCATCCTGCTTTTTATCCGGTTCATCTGCCGAATGCTCCAACTGTCCCATGATCATTTCATCATAGCCAAGGATAATACCCGTTTCTCCGTCCCCGTGCATTACCACATCATCGATAAATGCTCCAGGATTGGCACCGGCTAATACCAGACTTACTTCTCTGATAATGCCATGAACAACATCGTGCCCAGCCTGTTTAAGCTGATTGGCAAAAATAGAAAGAGACTGTACGTCGCCATGTTTTACAAGTTCCCGTGCAGTCTTTCCTGATTCTGTATCATTAAATTCGCAAAATG